AGCTTAACCCAATTGTAAGATTCAATGTTGGATACACAGTTTGGGGTCAGCTAACCACTCAGGTAAGACCTTCGGCACTTCAGGATCTAAACGTTATGCGTTTGGTTCTTTATATCAAGAGAGCTTTAGAACAATATCTTAAGTTCTTTATCTTTGAATTCAATGATGATCAGACTTGGGCACAAATCAAAAATGGCATCATTCCATTCCTAGAAACAATTAGACGTAAGAGAGGTTTGAAATCATTTGAAGTTGACGTTGGTGCAACGGATTATGAATTTAAACAGAAAATTGCTCATGTTAATATCATTCTCGAACCTATGAAGGTAATTGAGAGAATCGAACTTAACTTATTTGTAAAATAATATATTGTGAGTAGGGGATATAATTCCCCTACTCATTAATAACTTTTATCTTAAGGAGATAAAGAAATGAATAACTCATTTAATGTAGTATCAGACAATAGATACGATCGAAACTTCGGTGGAACAACTCAAGGTGTAGCTGATCCATATATCAGCGGATATCATTTTGTTGATTTCATCCGACTCCCGCCAAGAATAAGTGATTTCGTCCCCTCTAGTGGTGGTCGTCATTTTATTGGTTCATCACAAGAAGTTATGGATACTTTAAATTCTTCATGTTTATCCGTTACACCTCCAGGTGGAACATTAAACAAAGCAGAATTCACAGGTCTCGGCGGTGTTAAATTCGCAGTACCTACAAACGTTGATTATGGGAATACCCTGACTATGAAATTCTTGGAATTTAGTGGTCTTCCGATTCTTGGTATTATCGGTGGTTGGGTACAAATGATCCGTGATTACAGAACAGGAGTATCAAACTTGGGTGATGGTGCTGATGAATACACTAAACAGAATTATGCCGCTTCAGTATTATATTGGACAACCAAACCAGATGGTAGAACTGTAGAGTTTTCAGCATTGTTCACAGGTGTATTCCCAACTAAAGATCCTAGAGATCTTTATACTGGTGATTTAACAGCAGTTGATAAACTTGAAGCCGATATCGAATTTAATGTTGATTGGACCTGGCATGAACCATGGGTACTTGATGCTGCACAAACAAGAGCTCATGCTATCCATGATGTAGGCGTCAAAGATTATCGTGTCAAAGGCGGAGATGGTGCTGGTGACGGAGAAGCCGGATTATAATATTTAGGTAAAAATGTCCCACCCAGTATAGAAACTACTGGGTGGGTTTTGAATAAATTAAAAGGAAGAACATCAAAAATACAACGTATCAACTAAAAACTTAAAGGAGTTTAGTTATGGACAAACATGGAATAGAAGTTATCCCATCATTCAAAATAAAGTATCCAGAATATACTATTATTACACCACATACAAATAAAGAATATACAATTCGAAGTTTGAAGATTGGTGAAGAAGAATCTTTGAGGTCTAGTATTTTGACCCCAGCATCATTAACTGAACATCTTAATAACGCCATATTCGGATGCCTAGTTAATAAACCGGATGATGTTGTAACAATTGAAGATTTCTTGAATAAGAGTACTATAGCTGATAGAGAAGCTTTAATGTATGGTCTTTACCATATTACTTATAAAGATAAACATGCTTATGATATTACTTGTAAAGAATGTGAACATGTGAACCCTGTAAAAGTAAACTTCGGTGATTCATTCTCAATGGTGGCATGGAACAAAGAAACGAATATTCTTGATGAAGAAGTCCGTGTACAATTGGAACTAGCTGAATCAGTAACTGTTGTCTTGAAGCAAGCTAATCTGATGGAGGAACAAGAGTTAATGAACATGTTGAAGTTCTCTAGTGATGATGAACGAGAAAAACAAATTGGTCTTTTACCCATATCTTGTTTTGAAATCGATGTAGGCGGTACCAGTGTTAATGGTAACGATAAGGATGTAATTAAGGATCGTAATAATATTAAGCAAATTTATAACGACCTTCCGGCACAAGACAGAATGTCAATCGAAGATTCATATGAGAAAAACTTTGGGAAGTATGGTGTTACCATCAAAGTACTGATGAACTGTGCAAAATGTCACACCTCTAACGAAACGGAAATCGATTTAGTTCGACAGTTCTTTCGCGCAATCTACGGATGAGAAACAGGTAGATAAATACGTAGAGAATTTAGAAGAAAGTATTTTTCTAGCTATAGAACTTGGTAAACAGGATTATTCATCCATAATGGAAATGCCTGTAAAAAGGTTAGAAAAATACTTAGAGTGGAAAATTAAATTCGACGAAGATCTTGCAAAAGCCAAGGCGGAAAAATTAGAACAAATCTAAAAGGGTTTGTCTATGTCTATAGAAAATGATGAAAGATCTTTTAGAAGATTTGTAGCTGGTCAATTTGATCAAATATATGATTATATACCAGCTGTCGAGTCAACAGGAGATTTTATACGCATCGAGGGTATTGATGTAATCATTAATTCAATACGAACGTTGCTGTTAACCCCATTAGGGTTTTATCCATTTGATCCAGAGTATGGGTCTTTATTATACAAAAAAGTATTTGATCCCTTAGATGAACAATCAAAGAATGAAATAGTATATGAAGTAAAACAAAGAATTGAGAAATATGATGATCGGTGCAACATTACAAAAGTAGAGATATATGAGGTGGGCACTGATGGTAAAGCATTCCAGGTTGAAGTATACATTAAACGGGGAGAAATCACAGGTCAAGTATCTATACATCTACCTAGTCCAAATCGCCAGTTCGCCTTTGAAACAGAGGATGCTTAATAATGTCTACTAGCTCACAAAATTGGCGATCAGTAACACAATATACTAATGAATATCTTGATTTAGTATATAGGTATTATGCTGAAGCTGGAATATCGTATATATGTACATATTACAATTTGAATCTTGCTGGTAGTGTGATCGATGATCATACTCTTGATGCTGGTAGCTATGAACAGCTTGGTGAACTATCGGGTTTGTTATGGAACCGAGTGATGCTATTTCCAGTATATAATACAGAGACAATTCAAAACACATTCATATCAGACGAAAGAGGTATGGGGAAATTTGACCAGATAAGTAGTTTCAATTTTCCAACAATATATGGTCTAAAACCAAACATACATGATTATGTAATTTTTGAAGATGTCAAACTTGATGAAGAACCATCACAACATTATAGACAGCAAAGTATAACTGACCATTATAAAGAATCCAAGAAACCAGTATACGAAGTCATACATTTTGAAAAGGCTACAAATACAGATCAAACATTTTGGAAGACCAATCTAAAGATTGACCAAATAACCAAACCTCAAATAGACTTACAACTAAGTGGGGATTATACATACTTCGATATGGAAAAACATATTTATAACACGGATGAGACATCAACCATGTATAAGATGTTAGAGAAGAATCGATTGATTGAAGCTAATAAATTCTTTAAGCAGAATTGTGGGTTTTACTTTGTATAAAGGTTTTTGGGAACAAAATTAAAAGGAAAATATAACCCATGTCGGAACAAATTGATAGTTATAACAAGATTTTACAAAATACTGTAGATATCTATAGTTCTCGAGAAGAGATTCGAAGTCAGCTTACCACGTTTGCTCAAGAATATCTCGAACTAAGAACTGTAGATTTGTATAAGACTAGTTTCTTATCCTATATTATAGACATTCTATCTATCTTGACAGCTAATCAAATGTTTTATAGTTCCACTATCTACAGAGAATTTTTCATAGTCACTGCTCAATTTAGGGAGTCAGTATTAAATCTTTCGAAGTGGATTGGTTATATACCAGATAAAGCTATACCATCTACAGCAGATGTACAATTCACAATCCCACTAACTTTTTCTGCACCAGGTGTATCTTTTGCAATCCCATCAGATTTTGTTGTTAAAGCGGGAGATATAAAATTCCTGGTAGATTCTAATCCATCATCAACAATTGGGGCTGAATTCAAAAGAAATGTAGATCCAGAAGATCCAACAAAACCAAAAGATATATCTTCAACAGCTGTAGCGAATACCACTGTAGAAATCATCAATAATAATGCAATCACAGTAAGAGATAGTAATGGATTCAATAGACCAGTTTCTATAGATTATACAAACAACACTGCATCTTTCGTTCTCCCATTTACTCAACATACAACAATAGTTAAACAATTCCTAATTCCTGACAGTCTAGAATTTTATCAATTTTATTCAACCCACTTAAAGTTTGATGGCATGTATTCTGATATCGAGGTATATGTTAGAGAACCTATTGGAGGGGAACAGTTAGCAATTGAAGACGAAGATAAGTATATAATCGTAGCTAATGAAAACCAAATATCATCTCAAGATTATAGCTTATATGGGTATAAAGAATCTCATAAATGGACAGAGTCGGAATCAGGACTTTATACATTAACATCAACATCTAAAGAATATGTATGGGGTGCAACAGAAGATGAAGGAGATTTACTTTTCGGAAACGGTGTATTGGGTAGACAACCATCACCTGGTTCAAAGGTACTTGTTGTTCTCCATATAACACAAGGCGAAGATGGTCAAGTAATACCTGGTACAATAAACACAGGAAGTTCTCTTTACTATTTAGCAGCATCTAGTAGTGGGGCATTAACTTCGCCGACAACAAATCTTCTCAGAATATCATATAGTGTTTCTAATGCTTACCCATCAAGTGGTGGAGTTAATACCCCAACTCTTGCTGAGATTAAACATAGAGCAATCGTGAATCTTAGAGCAAAGAAACGTTTAGTATCGAGTGGTGATTACGATGATATAAATGAGATTATGGGATCAAACTTTCCAGTTATTGAATCTCAACCAATCCTCAAACGAAGTGATATTAAGGTCAATGAGATCATGGCATTCATGAGATTAATTTATCATGACTCAGATAATATGCCAGAAATTGTACCAACAAGAAATGCAAATATAGAAATATTAGATCCGACGTTTGTAGACTCTAAACATACAGTGAACAGAAAAGAATCCGTTACAATTGATGGATTCCAATATGAATCTATGTTCAATATCACGATTAATCAAAAGACCAAAGTCGCATATTATGATTATGTTTTGTCTAACCTATTTGATACCCCTGCCCAATTAAGCCCATCCCAACCATTTTATGATAATCAGCAATATATTGGACAATCATATATCCCGTTAACGACAATTGATTTCACAATAGATACTGAAGCAGTGTATGATGACACATCATCTTCAAGTGGATCAGAAGTGGTAGATACCGGCAAATTCCCTTTAATAATTACTACCCATGTAAACCATATACCTAGTACAGAAATTCGACTATTTAGAATGAAGATTAAAACTAAGTGGGGAAACCTGGATGAGTATGTAACAGAGACTGAAGTCGTTCCTGATTATGATACTGATTATGAATTAGATTCTGGCGTCTTTACCAATAGATATAAAACATTCACATTAACACTACCAGATTATCGAGATGTACCAGCTGGAACCCAAAGAATAGAATATACAACTATGGGTTACGTTGTCGATACAGGTTGGGTAGAACTTCAAAAATATTATACAGATACAATAATCCGTCAAGATCTAAGTGATGTTATGATAAGTACAGTTACATCAACTAGAATGTGGGACGGGGTATGTCATGATGATGCTATGTGGACAATTCACAATGTTCCTGTAATATTTTCTGATTATCTAGATGATGGTGCAGGGGGTGGTGTATACAATACTGCATCACAAAGAAACTTTGAATTAGCTGTTATTCAGAACCTAATCAACAATCTAGATATGAATGATAAGAGAATGTTGACTGATTTCATTAATGTCAAATTCCCAGATACACATGGTATTCTTTATAATCTAAAATATAATCCAGTTGACCATATTGTATCTAGTAGATATATAACTCCGTTTAATGATACCGCACCTGATGGATTTTCATCAAGTAGTAGCAGCAGTATAGAAGCAGGTACAAAATTTATTGTCAATGGTCCAGTTCCTGGTTATGAAGATATTGATCTAACCACATACATAAACCACATTGCTGAACTTAAAGCTGATGGTGGATGGTTAATACATGTACCAGAAAACGAAGATTATATTCGTGTAGAAGATGAATACGATTCTCAACATGATCAAAAGATATATGCATTTAGTGGTGCTAGATGGGTGGATGTTCAAATATTCACTATACCTATAGATATCAGTGCCAAAATCAGAGTATCAAGTAATGCAAATGTTAGTTATTCAGGTCTGGTTCAAGAGATCAAAGAACTTTTGATCGAGAAGTTTACCCCAAAGATGGGTATGAATAGACCATTGGATAGATCAGAGATTATTAAGGTAATCCGGGATGTTGATTATGTAACATTCTGTGATCTATTAACTCCAGAAATCAATATCAGATTTGATTATGATATTGAAGATCTATCTCAAAAACAACTTTTAGATTACACTCCCCAATATGTAGGATTCAGTGAAGGTTCGATTGATATCGAGATCCTAGGAACATAATCAATTATGAAAAAAATAATGGTACCAGGAAAAGATAAAGTTGTTTCAACTATTGATCCTCGAAAATTACATTCTTTTGTATTAAAAAATGTTAGTCAAGAATTGGGCAATTTAGTCGAAGATTGTTACTATCCTAAGTTTTCTACCATTTATAAAGAACTACTTCACCTTACAAATAGTACCGAAAAAAACCTCGTTTTATATTCTAAAAAGAAGTATGGTAATCCTAAATTCCACTTACTCCATGATCCCAAGACAACTTTATTGATTCTTATCATTCAGGAGTTTTTAGATGCAAATGATGTAACAGCTGCATTGTCAGTGTATCATCTATTGTCACTGAGAACATACTCAAATGTGATGCATAAGTTTATCAAGTATTGCAATCCTGATCATTTCAGAATGGCACTTAGTAAGTTATCACATAATCATCTATTCGTATCCAAGAAAACAATTGGTACTAGTATAATGTATCTATCGAATACAATGTTCAAGAAGCACAAAGACTCCCTGGTTAATGATGACCCAGAAAATATCCAGAAAATGATAATGGAAATAAGACATAGATTTAATCAATCAATCAGATCGTTTGCCCAAAAATATTATGAAAGTCATAAAGCTGGACTGAAATCTAAAAGTGAAGATGAGAAAGAATATGATCCAGGACTAGAAAGAAACATTAGGGATATTGTTAGTAAGATTACTGGTAACATAACCACTTATAAAAATATCGATAAGAAAGCTATAGATGAAGCTCAGAAATTGACTAAGTTTAATCGAAAATTATCAGCTGCATATGTATCAGCATTGTCGACAACAAAATATTCAGGAGATATAGGGACAGCACTATATCTATTATTACGGGACATAAAAGACTTTGATCAAATTGATACCGTAAAATTCTTGGATTATGTAAAAAGACTAATGTCTATAAAAGTAAGTAAACAACCTATGTATTTCAAGAAAACTATTTCAGGAATACATTCTGAGATTTTGAAAGATCTCGAACTAGAAGATTGGCACTCTAAATTATCAATTCAGAGTAAAGCAATCTCAAGGAATTTTATCGCCTATTATCTGGCGTTCTATGTACGAAACTATATATCCTAGATTAGAAATATGGTTCAGCGATACCATTCAAAACATCATTCAAAGCCCGATTCGCTGTTTCTGCTGTACGGTTTGGTCGTTGACCAGATCTTGTTCTAATATTTGGTATAGCAGAATTTACACGAGCGGCACCACCAGCAGCAGTTGTGCAACATGTAGTACTATGTTCCGTCCGCATAGTTTCTACCATACGAGCAACTGTTGGAGCATGACTTGCCAATTCAGAACTAACCATTGTATTATATAGATCACCTATTGATAATTTGATATCTACGATACCTGGTCGATTGTTCCACGCTTGATCATTTGCATCTCCGCCTTTAACTACGGACATAGATTTAATATATCCAGCATCAATTTGGAATTGACCAGGAGCTTGGAATTTGGCAATTAACGGCCACTTATAAGTATTCCCGTCTTCACTAGTCGGTACAACCATTGCTAATAAAGCAACCATTGGACCTATAATCCATTTATCATGAGCATCATCATCACCTGGGAACATATTATACAACCGAACCGTGATATCATAAGATCTATCAAAACTAGTAGATTTCCAAATCATCGGGAAATTTAATTTTCCACCGGTAGCCAATTCTTTTCCTAAGGAGATTAACGTATTTGTACGTTGTTTACCTATAAGATTATTCGACTGCGCTTTCATCGCTTCCCCAGCTTTTGTAGCTGCAGCAACTATAGGCCCAGTGGTAGAATTGGTTTTCAAAGCTTTAGCTATATCACCCAAACTACCTTGAGCGACCC